TGTGTTTGCTTTGCGCAACTGTGCTGTCGCAACACGGATGTCATTGGCTTCAATGATGTCCGAGATTTCAACCGTTGCGTTGTTGGTTGGGGTTGTTGCACCGCCGCCACCGAAAATGACGTTTGATGCGCCTTTCAGAACGTTGGCAACCACAGTGTCGATTGAAGACCCTGCGTTGTAACCAATCAGGTTCGCAGCAACAGTGTCCACGTCAAGGAACGAGGTTCCGCGCAGCTTGGCTGTCGTGTTGATTGCATTGCCGTACTCAGCCAGGGTGACAGTCACTTGACTGTCTGACATCGCAACTGCGGTGACATCCGAGGTTTCGGTCAATGTGGCCGTTGCATCTGCAAGTTCACTGAAAATCGTGAACGCTACCGATGTTCCGGGCATTGATTGTGCAACTGGTTGTACGTCTGCTGCTGCGTCAAACAACAGCTCTGACCGCAACGCGAAATACGCGATTTGATCAAATGCCGCCTGGTCGACGGAGAGTGAACTTCCTTGTGTAAATGCCATGTCCTGTTATTCTTTCCCCGACAGGCCGGGGGCCTGCAGGCTAGTTGGTTTCTGCTTCTTCTCTTGCCTGAGCCAATATCGCCACCACTTCTTCTTGACTTGAAGCTTTGCTGATCTTGCTTGCCCAATCGACTGCAGGTTCGCTTGTGTCTCCAGAGCGCACCGCTTTTTGTAAACGGTTCCAGGCTTGCTGCTCTACTTGTGTTTGAGAGTCGCTTGCCTTTTGCGCTGCTATCAGACCCGCTTCCTGAGCCGCTGCTCGAATAGCGTCTGAGTTGATTTCGCCGTCGTAACCCTTCACGAAATATTTGGCCATCGGATTATCAACAGGAACTCCTGCTTTCAAAAACGCCAATTCGCGTTGGGCTGCTTGGCCTTCAACCAGTTGCTTGTCACGCTCTTGAATATCTCTTTCGAGTTTCTTCATACGTGACCGAACAGGGTCTTTGGCTTGATCGCCAGCCTCGTCGTCATAGTCATCAGTGATGTTTGACATGGCTCACTCCTTTACCCACACCACGTTGGAGGTTCGTGATGGCTGTGTTGATGTAACAGTTAGAAGCGTACACGATGATTACCCGTTTTGCAAGGGGTATCTATTGGGCGGTTCCAAGACCTGTTTCTACAACCCCAGAGGTGGCTCCTCTGGTACCGGCGAAGGAGCCGCCAGCCTGGAACTCTCCGACACGTTGGGCACGGCGACGTTCCAGTTTCTTTGCGGCATCAGGATCAAAGCCGAAGGTGGCACCCAGTTTCTCTTGTGCGGAGAGCATTTCTTCGCCACCCATCTCTTGATACAAACCTGAGAGTTGGCCTTGTGCAGCGAAAGCTGCTTGGGCTTCTTCTGGGCTGAACCCGCGAGCAATCAAGTCTTCGGCGGATTCGGCGGTCAACTGTAGTCCTGCCAGTTCTCGGCCACGGGCAGCGATTTGAGCTGCTTGGGCTTGACGCTTCAACTCTTTTGAGGTCAACAATGGGCGTGCCCGTTGAGGGTCAATGAAATAGGCGGCAAGTTCGGATTTACCTACACCGTATAGTTGTTCCATTTGGCGGATAACTTCGGGGTCGGCATCTGCCACTTTTCGGTAGCCGTCATCAATTCGGGCTTGGAACTCGGCTAATGAAACGTTCCCTTCAATCAGCTTGTTGAAGTCATCCTGATCGTCGTAGAACCCTTTGTCGAAGTTGTTGGCTATCAACGTTTCACGGTAAGACTGTTCCATCCCAATGTATGTGGCAGGGTCCAATTCAGGTAAACCTTGTTTGACTCGTGCCGTGTTTGCCTTGAAACGGGTACGGAACTGTTCGGTGTCACGTAGCCGGAACAGGATTGAGTCGGAGTCTTCAATGCCTTGCCCCAAGAGTTCTCGAATGTTCTTTTCTAACCCTGTCAGCCCAGCTTTGGTTAGGAATGTTTCTATGAGACTGAAAGCGTTTTGGCGGCGTTGACTTACCGCTGCCTGCGATGCTTCAAACTCTGCTTGACGTTGCTCGCGGTCAAGACGAGCAATACGCGCCTCATCGGTTTCCCCTGGTTCGGTTGGTGGTTCGGTTGGTGGTTCGGTTGGTGGGGTGGAGGTTTCGGTAAAGTCACCTTTTGTTGGGTCGGGGAGTCGAGGTGCCCCAAAATCAAACTCCTCAAACTGACCCGTTTCGTAATTGAAACGCATACTCATGCCCTAAACCCAAACGCTTTCTCCATATCGGCAACCAACTTCGTAGCCGTCTGATTAGCCTCATCCGAAAATTGCCACCCATACTTCTCATCAGTTTTCAGTTTCCGAGTCCAATCATTCAACGACAACTGGCCCGTATCTTTCGTACCGAACGCATCAGCCCACTTAGAATCCTTCATAAAATCAATCTCATTCGGATCGAGCCCCAACGTCCTAGAAGCAAACATCCTGTAATTGTAGAAGATGTCCTCCAATGTCAACCCCGAATCAATCTGATCAGCCAAATGCGAATACGAACCCTTAGCGGCAGCCTGAGCTTCCTGCAACAACGATTCTTGTGTAACCATCCGACCCAAATACGGGTTGCCAGTCAACGCTGCTTTCAGTTTGTCTTCAGACACCGTATAGCCATACGCTTTGCCTGCGTTACGAATCTGGTCTGCTAACGCCGATTCGGTGGCTGTCACTTGGTTGCCTTTGTAGGCATAGTTGTAAACAGCGAAACGTAAAGCGTCACCGGTTGTGCCGTTGCGTGCTGCTTCCTTCGCAACTTCTTGGAGTTGTGTTTGAGTCAACTGTAGATCGGCATACGATTTCGTTATTTCATCCTGTTTCGCTTTGATGAGTACAGCCTGATTTTGGGGTTTGACATCAAAATCTTGTTGCGCTTGAGTGGTGCGTTGACCGTATGCCGTGTTCTCAAAATCTCGGAGATACGTTGCCAGTCCTCCGTCGGTTCCAAGGTAAGCGTAAGTGTCTGTGGTTCCAGCTTTCACCATTAGGTCGATTGCGTCTTGCCCAAAGAAATCAATCAATGCTTGTTCGCCTTCACCCCCATCAAAACTTGACGAGAAGTGTGGAAATAATTTGATTACGTCTGCACGAGTTTTGGCGGTAAGTCCTAGTGGTCCTGTGCCTGTTGGTGTGGGCTGTTTCTTGCCAGCCTTCAAATCCCCACGAATCTGCTTACGGTTCGCGGGCGTGTCAGGCAAACCTGAGGTGGCAAGTGCGGCGTCTACGTCTGCTCTCCTAACCGTTGTTACTGCGGCACCAACGGGAGTGGGTTCTTCATCGGTTTGTATTGGTTTACCATCTGCATCAAGAAATGGGGAAGGTGGACCCTGAACAGGACCCGTTGCGGGCTTGGTTGCGGCAGAAGAAGAAACGGAAGCAACCGTTTTGGGTGTTCGGTATTTGCCAACCAAGGCATAACGCTGCTTTTCGTATGCGTTGACTGGACCTCCCTTTGAGGGAACATACTCGTCGGCAACTTTCCGTAGTTGCGAAATCGCATCAGCCCTTTGCTTGATCAAATCGCGTTGAGTTTCAATGAGATTATTGCGCACATCAGAGAATTGCGGAATCCTCAACTGCGCACCTTTGTTGCCAATGAAGTTCGGGTCCCAAGATTCGGTTACCGTATAAAGGTTTTTGGTAAGGTAGTATTCCAAAGTAGATAATTTTTCATCAATTTCTGCTATCAGTTTGTCGCCTTCAATTAGGTCCATAGCCATCAGCGACCACCACTAAACAAAGCTTCCAACGCCCGACCAATACCCATAGCAGCCCGACGATCAGGGTCCACACCAGCAACAGTTTCCTGTGCCGCCACACCAAGCGACGGCGCTTCCATGTTCGATGCGGCACGCTGACGTTGCTGATTTTGGATACCCAAAATTGCTTGCTGCAATTCTTGTCGAGTTAGATTGCGACCCAACTGGCGGAACGACTCCTCACGCAGATACACACCCAAATCCTCCGGAGAAGATACACGCACACTACGGCCACCACCAACAGAAGCAACTGCTGGCATTGCCGCAACTTCCGCAAGAAGCGGCTCCCATGTAGAACCTTTTGCGTTGGCAGTATAAAGGAACGAACCCATCGCATACAAATCCTGAGACTCAAAACGGACACCGAGCATCGCACCCCTGGACGGTTTGCTATCACCATAAAATCCTCGGCTGTGCAAAATGTTGAGAAGATTAGCGCGAGCAACATCGTCGTTCAATTTCAGCAACTCAACACGAGCATCCCTGTC